TTTCCATAAATAAGGCAAAGTTCTTTTGATCTTTACATCTTTCCAATGCAATCAATTGATGCTGAAAAGGCTTAGTTTTAAATTTATATTTCATATATTTGCTTTCTTGACATTCTATATATTATTGATTATATAGTTTGTCAAATAAAGAAATGCAAGAAAGTGATTTTATAAATAAATTAAATAAGACACATAATGATAGTGTTGTTTATGTAATTCAAGCTGTTCCAGGAACTAAAGAAGGAAGGCCTAAAATAAATATTGTTGGTGCTCAAGAGTTTGGAAGAATAGAAATTTTATTGGATGAAGATAAACAAATTATGTTTAGTCCAGGGCCAATCATTAGAAAATTAAAGAGACTATTAAGAAACTATACAGAAAAAGATTACGTGTTATTAACAGGTGATCCTGCAATAATAGGGGTTGTTTGTTCTATCGTTTCTGATATGCTTAATGGTAAATTTAAATTACTCAAGTGGGATAGACAAGAAAGACAATATTATCCCATTGAAATTGACATACATCAGAAAGGAGGAGATGATGAGTAATGACATAGAGAAACTTTGGGAACAAGACCAAAGTAAATTGTTACAAGAAGGTGGTGGAGATCTAAAAGAACTTAACGACCTATGTACAAAACAAATACAGTTAGAAGACTTAATTGAACAAAAAGAAGAAGAAGTTAGTAAACTTAAAAGTCAATTAAAGAAACTATCTTTTGAAGATATTCCAGATCTTTTAGCTGAAAAGGGTTTAGAAAAACTCAAACTACGAAATGGTAATGAGATCGTAGTTAAACAAGTAATTAGCGCTTATCTACCTAAAGAGGAAAGTGATCCTGAAGGTAGAGAAAGAACGTTAAACTGGCTTCGTAAAAATGACCTAGGTGATATTATTAAAAATAATATTACAGTTTCCTTTGGTCGTGGCGAAGATAACAAGGCAATGGCTTATGCTAACCTTGCTCAAAACAACGGTTATATACCTTCACAAAAAGTGGATGTAAATAATCGTCAACTAGTTGCAGCTCTAAGGGAGCGTTTAGAAAAAGGTCTAGATGTTCCCCCTGAGTTGTTTAAACTGTTTGTAGGAAACCAAACAAAAATAAAAAGGAGTAAATAGTGAATCGTGAATCGATAAACGAGAGTAGTGAAACGAAACTCGTGAAAAAACAAAACACTAAACTCCCAGCTAACCTTGCTTCAATGATTGAAGCAGATGCTGGTATGGGTTTAGAAAATATAAAAGTGGAAGATGTAAAGATTCCATTTTTAAGAATCCTGCAGCAAATGTCGCCACAGGTTAATCCAAACAAAGGTGAGTACATTGATGGTGCTAAACCTGGTATGATTATTAACAGTGTGTCTAAAAAGCTGTATGATGGAAAGGCAGGTATCAACGTTCTCAGATGTTATTACAAAAGAGAACTTGTTGAATGGATGGATAGGGGGCAAGGTGCAGGTGCACCCGTCAACACTTATCCAGCTGACGATCCTATATTAAAAACAGCTAAAAGGGATACCATGGGCAAAGATAGATTGCCTAATGGTAACTATCTAGCTAACACAGCAAATCATTATGTTATGATCTTAGGTGATAATAACATAACTGAATCAGCGTTAATTGCTATGACATCCTCTCAACTTGTAAAAAGTAGAGAGTGGAACACTATGATCACTAGTAATAGACATATGAAAAGCGATGGAAAGATCATAAATCCGCCGCCTTTTAGTATTATCTATAACTTAAAAACAGTGTCCCAATCTAATAGCAAAGGTGAATTCTTTAATTGGAATGTTACAAAAGTAGGGCCTCTTACAGATGTCGGTACTTATGAAACAGCAAAGTCTTTTCACTTAAGCGTTGGTAAAGGTGATGTTGATGCTAAGTATGATAGTGAAAAACCTGAGCAATCAGAAGATTCTCCTTATTAAATTGTAGTGCTTGTGGGGTTAATAACCCCACAAGTATAAAATATGATCGAGAAATTTATACATATATTCAAGGGATTACATATTGGCTATGGACTAACTAAACGTGGTTCGGGGTCAAATGGAAATGGTAAGGTTGAGGCTAGACACTTATGGGTCGAGAAAGAGTTAACTTCTGAAGTAGTTCAAAAACATTTAGATGGAACAGGAGATAATTTAGGTATTGTTCCAATAACTAAAGACAATACATGTAGGTGGGGATGTATTGATATTGATGAATACAATTTTAATCACAAAGAATTTGTAAAACTTTTACGAACAAACAATATACCAATGATTGTTTGTCGATCAAAAAGTGGTGGTGCACATTTATATTTGTTTGTAAAAGATTTTGTTCCTGCAATCGATATGAGGGATAAGTTAGTTGAACTATCTTCGTCGCTAGGACTAACAACACGTAAAGATAAAATATTTCCACAACAAACTAAAATTAATATAGAGACAAATGATAGAGGAAACTTCTGTAGTCTACCTTATTATAACCATGCAAACGGAATGAAGTATGCATTTAATGATGATGGTTCTTCAGCAACGATAGAAGAATTTTATAATCTATACGATAAGTATGCAGTAGATCCTAAAAAATTATCTGAAATAAAATTAGAGTTAAATGAAAAAGCAGAGGCAGTAAAAGATGGCCCACCTTGTTTAGCTATACTTTGCTCTCAAGGCTTTCCGCAGGGAACTAGAAACAACGGTTTATATAATATTGGGGTATATTTAAAAAAAGCATATCCTGATGATTGGCAAACTAAAATAGAAGAATACAATAGATTATACTTAGAGCCACCTTTATTAAATGGAGAAGTAGAAAATATTAAAAGATCTATAAGCAAAAAAGATTATGCTTATAAATGTACAGAACAGCCTATAAATGCTTTCTGTAATAAAGATGTCTGTAGAATGAGAAAACATGGAATTGGTGTTGGCAATTCTTCTTTACCTGAAATTAATAACTTAACAAAAATAAATCATAAACCACAACCACAGTGGTTTGTGAATGTAGATGGAGAAAGATTAGAGTTAGAAACAGAAGATTTACAAATACAAGCAAGATTTAAAAAAGCATGTATGGAACAATTAAACACAGTGATTCCTAGAGTGTCCGATAGACAGTGGGATACATTACTTAGGGTATTGTTTGCTACTGTACAAATAATAGAACCACCTGAAAGTTTATCTATTAAAAACCAATTAGAGGATCTTATGGAAGACTTTGTGATTAGAAGAGCGCAGGGTAAAACAAGAAGTGATATTTTTAGAGGTGTTCCTTTTACATCGGATGGTGAAACAACCTTTAGGTGGAAAGATCTCAAGAAGTTTTTAGAAAGACAAAAATGGACTTTTGATATTAGAAAGACAGGAACAATGATAGAAGATTTATTTGAAACCAAAGAAAAAACTTTAAACATAGATGGCAAACGTGTCAAAGTTTTAACTATGAAAGCTTTAGATAAACCAGAAGCAGGATTTGAAAAACCAAAATATAAAGAGGATGATGTATTTTAATGAGAACAATTATACTTGGGCCCCCAGGGACAGGAAAGACTTATAGTCTTTTGAAACTAGTTGAGGAACATCTTAGCAAAGGTGTTCGTCCAAATAAGATTGGTTATTTTGCTTTTACTAAAAAAGCTGCCGACGAAGCATTAAAACGGGCTATGGAAAAATTTAATTTAAGTGAAGATGATCTACCTTACTTTAGAACACTACATTCTCTAGCTTTCAGAGTTTTAGGTATTAAAAAAAATCAAGTTATGAAGAATCTACACTATCAAGATTTTGGCAGAAAACTTGGGTTTTCTGTTATGTATGCTTCACACCAAGATGACTTTGGGGGATACTTCTCATCTAATAGTGACTACCTAAATTTAATTAGTTTAGCTAGGGTAAGAGGTATACCTGTAGAAGAACAATTTGATTTAAATGAACACGAGTCTGACATAGAAAGAGATAAGTTAGTTATTATTGCTAATGAATTAGAAAGATACAAAAAGGAATTAGGTTTAATTGATTTTACAGATATGATTACAAAATTTATAGAGAAGAAAGCTTCACCTAAATTTGATGTTGTGTTTATTGATGAGGCACAAGACTTAAGTTATCTGCAATGGATAATGGTAAAACAAATATGGGAAAACTCAGAAAATGCTTACATTGCTGGTGATGATGACCAAGCTATTTTTAGATGGGCTGGTGCAGACATAGATAGATTTATTGCTTTGAAAGCTGATAATGTAAGAGTACTAGATCAATCATATCGTGTACCTGCAGGGGACGTTCATGACTTATCTATGAGACTAACTAAAAGAATTTTAAAAAGAAGACAAAAACTTTGGAAACCAAAAGCATCGGAAGGTTTATTAAAGCACCATAATGATATTTATCAATTAGATATGTCCAGAGGTAATTGGCTTGTATTAGCTAGAACAAAATATTTATTAGAAGATACAAAAGATTTTTGCGAAGAAAGAGGATGGTTTTATTCTTTTAAAAACGAAACATCGGTAGACAATGAAACATATAAAGCAATTCATGATTGGGAAATGTGGCGAAAAGGTGACGTGCTTGAGTATAAAGCAATTCAAAATATTTATAGACACATTAGTTCAGGCGGTGGAAAAATAAATACACAATTTAAAAAAGGCAAATCCTTGTTAAAGGAACAATTATATAGTATAGATGATTGTATTAGTGAACACGGTTTAAAGACAAAAGATGTTTGGTATGAGTCATTAGATGATATTGATTTTAAAACGAAAGAATACATAAGAAGTATGAGAAGAAATGGAGAGCAACTAAAACAAGATCCTAGAATTAAATTATCTACCATTCATGCAATGAAAGGTGGTGAGTGTGATAATGTTGTTCTACTTACTGATCTTACTGAAACAACAATTAAAAATTATGAAAAAAATCCTGACGATGAAAACAGATTGTTTTATGTTGGGGCAACAAGAACAAAAAAAGAATTACATATCATAGAGCCAAAAGCTTTTGATATGAGTTATATAATATGAGGTTAAGAGCTGGAACTAAACGACATTGTCCTGAGGCTAGTGGTAGAGTCTTGTCTTCGGACGTAGTTGGTTCGGTATTGTTTATGTTCCTTGTTTTTTATGAGCCGTTAAATCAACAACTACCACAAAAAGGAGAAAAATATGCCAAGTAAAGATATGTTTGAAAAAGTGTTTCCACAAGACAGACAGATAGGGGGGAGTCATTATAAAACTTTTCATATTCAACCCTATGAGTTTATATCAAAAAATAATTTATCGTTCTTTCAAGGAAACGTTGTGAAGTACGTTTGTAGATACTTAAATAA